TAATAAAACTTCCAATTAGTAACAGCCATTACATAGCCCTGGTGTTCACAGGCACTGGGCCTGACTGGCGCACATACTGTTGTAGTGCTCTAACAATGCTATTGGGGTCGCCACCGTTCACATTGACAGTGATATTGGCACCGCCACCACCAAAACCCATACTGCCCATTTTTGATAATGGGATTACGGCTTCAGGGCCTTTTTCCCCGATCATGGCAAGTTGTGCGCTTGTCACGATGCCACCTTCGGCAAGCATGGGAATGTCTGGCACGTCGAAACCTTTGCCACCCAAACCAGGCACCCAACTAGGAATAGTAAAAGACAGTTTACCTATCGTGTTATTCCACAGTTTGGCTATCGCATTAAACGCTGTTTTAAACGGCCCAAAAATGACGTCAGCAATACCGCCCATAATTGTGCCAATGCCTGTTTTGACAACTTTTAACAAGTTCCAAATGTCATCTCTAAACTTGACGACAAACGCAATAGCTAAACCAAACGGGCCTGTAATGATTCCGAGTAACAACGGCCAGTTGTCCTTTGCCCAATTAAACACGGTTTTGATGGCGCCCCAAACGGCGTTAAACCCAACTTTGATTCCGTCAATGGCTTTGCCAAAAATGTCAAACTTGACTTGCAAAGCAACCAGTGCGGCAATGATTCCGATAATGACGATTGCGCCAGTGGCAACCCATAGGGCGCTAAATGAAGCACCGAGCACTGCGTTAACAGCTGCGGTCACAGCGGTTAAAGCGTTCCATGCGGTAATGGCGGCGTTGGCTATAAAGACTGAAGCGGCAATGGCACCAATGACAGTGCCCAGAGTTATGACCAAACCAACATTGTTGCTAATCCAATTCCCCATGGCCGTGAACGCTGGCAACAATTTGTCGACAATTGGCATGACAGCTGCACCAACAGATTCTTTGAATTCGCCCATTTGAATAGAGAACGATTTCATTTTGCCTGAAGCTGTGTTGGCTGAAGTCGAAGCGGCACCCTTAAAAGTGTTGCCCAATGCGGCAAAAACTTCATCAGTGCTAGCGCCGTTTTCAATCAGGCTTGCCAGGGCTGGGTCTAACTTCTTCAGTGGCCCTAATTGCCCGTTAAACGCCTTTGACAGGGCGTCAGATACTGCGCCTAAGTCTTTGCCTGTACCGGCTGAAATGTCTAGTGCCAGGTTCATTAAGTCTTGCGCTTTGGTGACGTCACCAGTGCCACGTACAAGTTTGTCAAACGCTGGCCGTAGTTCGTCATCGGCAACAGCAGCTGCAATTGAAGTTTGCGTAATGAACTTTTCGACACTAGCAATTTGGGCGTCGGTAGCGCCTGTGGTGTTTCTCAGGCTGGTCGCAAGTAGTTGTGCGGCCTTGTCATCTTCCATGAACGCTTTGACTGCTTCGCCGCCATAATCGGCGAGAACACCCAACGCAAGAGCTGCCGGCACTGCGGCTTTTTTAATAGCAAACTGGGCTTTTTCGCCTGCAGTTTCTAGTTTCTGAAATTCTCTGATTGCTTTGTCAATGCCTTTAGCGTTGAACTCTGAAACTATGGGAATTGAAATAGCCATCAAATCACCTTCATGTTTTTGTTGACGCTGGCCATGATTTCTTCAATTAACTTTCGCATGTTTGCTTGTAACTGGTCATCGGCCCGTTCGTATGACTTCCACATGACACGGCTAGGGCTACCAAATCTGGCACCTAGAACCGTAATCATTTGTTCGCCTTGTGGTGTTTTGGCACGGCCTGACAAGTCGAATAGTGCGGCGCTTTTGCTGTTCCATTTCAAACCGAAAGTGTTGGCTTTGGTTTTCTTACCTGACACCCACGGCTTAATCAGTTTGGCTTGCCTGGCACCATCCCAGGGCAACAAATCTGTTGCTTCATTAAATGCACGGCTGAAGTTGTCACGCTGGGTGCCACGGCCTACAAGGCGTGAAGTTTGCCCTTTGGCTTGTGCTTTTTCTTGACCACCCACACTGTATTTTCGGCGCCAACCTGACATGGGGGCAGACGTCGGCAGATGGCTTTGTGCGTCTTTTACGATGGGTTCAACAATGGCGGCATATTGGCGTGTGATTTCACGGCGATAGGTTTTATCAACACCGTTGAGATAGGCCAGCGCTTCTTTAACACCAGTCACCTGCAATGTTGTGTTAACGCCCATAGTTACTTTCGGCTTTCGTTGATGACCTTAATGACTGTTGTTAAGTCGTTGATGTCAAACTCTACTTCAGGTGGCCAGTACCCTGTCGCCGCAAGCAGTTGTGCTAAAGCGAATCGGTAGGTACTGGCAAGGTAGGGCGGTCAGGTTCGTCGCTGACTACTTCGAGCACCACCAGCTTCTTAATGAAGTCATCTAGAACCACCGGCACGACAACGCCGTGTTGTTGGCATGCCTGGTGGGCTAGATACGCCAGGTCTTCAATACCAATGCCGTTAGACATGTCGCTGGCTTTACGCTTGAATTTGCGTTCCCACGAAACAATGGTGAAAAGGTTGGTGCTTACTTCTACAGGGCCATCGCCCTGATCAACTCTAAGTGTTAGTTGCATTGTCGGGCCTTTACTGTTGGGGTTGCTAGATCAGGAAACAACGGTGGAAAGAACGCCACCCTGGAACGTAATTGAAATGGTTGAAAGCTCGCCCATGGTTGCGTCGATCACTGGTAATTCGGCTAGGAACGCCCCCACCAATTCAAAACGGGGTGATGTGGCACTGGCAGTGGTCAAAGCGGCGTCAGTAGTCGCAACCTTGACTGTCGTGGTGGTGCCAACAAGAGCTGCAAGAGTTGCGTATGTTTCGGTGGCCGCATAGGACATGTACAGCTCTAGCGTGATTTCCTGATTGTAAAGACCAGACACATAGACACGGGAAGTTCCACCAAAGGCTGTTGCTTCTAAGGCGTCAACACGATTGGTAACGGTGGCGCTGGTGCACTGGTTGGTCAAGTTGACCGAGTTAATCATTACGCCTGGGTTTGAAAGGTATGTGGAAGTCGACATGTCTTAATCCTTTTTTGCTGGTGCTTTAGTTTTAGCAGATTTTTGGGCTGGGCTGTCGCTAGGCACTTCGTCAGATTCAATGAACCCGTGCGCTAGTAACGCTTCAATGTTCGTGCCGGCACCAGGCACAAATTCTTCGCCTACGGTGCCGATCTTGTCGCTGACAATTGTGTATTTCATAGTTGAGTTTCCTTAATCTGTTTGGGCTTGCATGTCAATGGATAGGTCATAAGCTGCAAAAGTCTGGCCACCTACAGGTATGTAGCCAGGGCGCCCAGATTTCACGGCGACATTCTTTGCTAGAACCTTCGCACACATGCTTAAAACGTTGCGTAAGCCGTCCAAATTGCCTGGCCCTAGTGTCACTACTTTTACCGAAAAATTCATGGTGACGATGTTGTAGTTAAAGGCGTCAAAACTGGGGGCGTCAATAAACACGCATGGTGGGTTGATTTTCTCAGGGTCAAACACCACACGCATGCCAGTGATGGTCGCCAGCGTTGCCGCCAGGTCATCTATGGCTTCATTAAACAGGTCGGTGTAAACAGTCATCAGGCAACCGCAGGCCGTGGGATACCGGCTAACTGTTTGATTAACGGCGACAGGCCTGACACTGCAGCTGTGCCCATGTCGCTAAAACTTGCGAATTGGTCAATGGCGCCACGCTGTCTGTAAATCGAGCCACCCATCATGATCGTCGCTAGCTGGACATCTGCACTAGGGACAACAGTCAATTGGTCGGTGTAGCCAGATTCTTGACGCCTACGAAAAATGAAGTTGTTGGCGCTATTTGCACATTGAGTTAAGAAAGCCGTTTCGTCATCACCAGCTAAAGCAATTCCTAGCCAGGTGCCAATCTGTGTGCCCGTAATCCACGTGCATGTTTCTGTGTAGGTCAGGGTGCCTTGTGGGATTGCAGCTGTGCGGTCTAGGTCGTCGCCAGCGTCATAAAACAACACTTGGTTAGGTATCGGGTAATTGAAATCAAATGTTAGATCGCCGTTACTGGTAACACCCGTAAACAGGTAGGCAGGCAAAGCGTAAACATTGTGCGTACCGTTTAGCCCGTGGCCTAAACTTGCCAGCGTAAACGGTAAGCCCAAATCTAGTTCGGGTTCTGTCAACGTTTGAACCACAGCGTAATCGTCTAAACGCTGATGAAACGTAACTTGGTAAACAGCCATGGGCGGCTAACCACCTTTCGAGTTGGTGGTCAGGCAATAGCGATTGACTTAACCTGGTCACCGTCAGCGATGAACGTACTTGCATAGCCATGGTAACTGAAGACCTTGCCGAGGGTACCCGGTTCGTCCCTCGTCATAATTCCACGAATTTGCTCATAGTACTCAATGGCCGAGCCACGAGCTACAACCATGGTGTTATCTGCAAATGCACGGTCAACAACAAGGTTGAGGCCCAACGGGTTGAAAGTGTTCATCTGGGTAACGTTTGCAGAACCAATTCCGTTAATACCCATCAAACCTGCGACGCCTGTGTACGGAAAAATTGGTCGCTTGTCTGCGTCGAGTTGGCTACCCAATTTTTTCCAAACATCTGGTGACACAAAAATGTGGTCAGGCAAAAAGTTGGTGGCGGCCAAAATGTCGGTTGCGGCGTCATACAAAGCCGAAATTAGTGAACTTGGGTCGTTGGCGGTAACTGTCCAAGTTGAACCTGAAGCGGTGTCACCAGCAAGAATTGCGGCACACAGCAAAGCGTCGGACTGAATCATGTATTGACCAGCGAGGTCACGCAACACAATTTCAAGCGCACCAGGTGACGTAAAGTCAATATCTTGTACCGAGAAGGTCACCTGGCCTGCCAAAGTGGTCTTAGAAATTACGTTCGAGGCAATCACGGGGGTGCGTGCAGTAACGGCGCCAAGTTCTGAAGCCTGCGTGCCAACTTCGGTGTGGGTTGTCCAAGTCGGGCGAATCCAAGTTTTCTGGTTTCCACCGTCCGGCATGGCACGGGCGCCAACAGCTGTAACGACAGGCCTGATGTAGTTCAGATCCTCAAACACAGGGCCGAGCACGTTGACATTTAACAATCCAGGCGAGTCCGTTGTGACTGAGTCGCCAGCGGCGGCCTGCAATGCGGTTTGGCGTGACTTCATCACTTCAACAGCTGCGGCATTGACACGATTCCAAACTTCGCCACCAATGTGGTAGGCGGCGAGGTATTCGCCAGCGGTTGGCATACCGAAATTACGCTTTGGTTGCGCAAAAATTGGTGCGGTTGGGATTACGGTTTCTTCAACAACTGCGGGGCTGGTTTCCATTTTGGGTTCTTCCTTTGGTGTTTCGACTTGTGGCGCTTCCGCCGCTACTTGACTGATCGTAGCACCAGCAAAAGCAGGCGTGGGGACAAGGGAAAGTTCTACCCAGTCAGCCGCCAAAATTGTCATGTTGCCTTCGTCGTCGTATTTAAATTCTGTGGGGTTGACACCAACTGAAACGCTGTCAATTACACCGTCAGCTGCGAGCACTAAAGCTTCGTCACCGGCACGTGTGTTTGACACTTTGGCTGTGAAGTACATGGCTTCAGGGCTGTCAACTCGTTCTGCAACCAAACCAACGGGCTGGGTTGAATCGTGGTACATGTAAAGGCGTGGTGCTTTGCCTTCAACGGGCAAACTGCCTGGTGCGAATTGCACGGTGGTGCCATCGCTGACAGTTGCAAAAGTGTTGTAAGGCACTGCAATGCCTGTGATTGTTCGGCGTTCTTCACCGTCTGGGCCTGCAGCTTCAACAGCAAATGTGTTTGATGTAAAACGAATCATGTTGCTAGTTCCTCTTGTGTGTTTTCTTGTGGTTGTTGTTCTGGTTGGTACATTTCGGCACCTTCAGTTTTTAGATAGTCTTCATAGTCCCATTTAACATAGGTGCCACGGGGCAGTTGCTGACTAAGGGCGCTAGTAATCGCTTTGGCGTACATTGACAGGCCGAATGTCCAAAGATCGGATTTGGCGCTGTCGCTATTTGTGTATGCGTAACTACCTGTTGAAATACCCAATAGATACGGGGGCACATTGCACAAATTAGCGATCTGCTTACTTTGATATTCGGCGGCGTCAATCAACAGCATTTTGTCAGGTGTTGCGTTGGTTTCTGTGTACGTCAAAAATTCGTTTAGTGCAGCTGTCTGATTGGTTGCACGTGCTTGGTTAAACGCTTCAGCCAACTGTGCCAACTCAAGAGCTGACAACGGTTCGCCACCAGTCTGCTTCAGAACGCCAGCTGGTATTGCTGAACTTGCGTTTCGATACCTGGCGTCCTCAAGTTTTAGAGCTGTGTTAATGGTTTGTTCTGACATAAAGATCATGCCTTGAGTTGGGCTGTAGATCTGCACAACATCGGCAGGGTCTAAAGCGCCACCATTGAAATAGATCTCTTTTGACTTACCGAACCACACCGGGCCAACAGCGTCGGCAGTGGTAATAGAACCCTGGGGTAGACGGGTGGCGCTGGCCATGTAACCGTCTTTGGTTCGGCTGGTAATGTACAAAAAGCAACGGCCATAAAAGAAAAGGTCGTCAAATACCCAAGGAAATAGAAAGTTGTTTGGCATTTCGGGGTCTAGTTGTTTTAGCCATGAACGTGGCGCCAGCGGTACGGTTTCCATTTCTTGACCGTTCCACATTTCGGTACACATTTTTAATTCCATGTTTGCTAGGACTGAGGCCATCAGGTCACGGCTTCGACTGATAGCGGCCACACTCATTGCACGGTTACGCAACAGGCCAGCCTGGTAAGACCAGAAATCGCCAATGAAATTAGGGTTAGCAGTTTGGGAAGAATAGTAAGAGCCACCAACCGCAGCTGCTTGCACGGTCGGTTCAGGCTGGGGCGAAATTTGCGCCTTGTTTACTTTGTTACTTGTAAATAATCCCATGGTGTTTTCCTATCGGGGGGTGTCCCTGCCCTGCCCGACGCAGGACAGGGACTAGACAAACATTAGCGTGGCACGGGTTCACGGTGTCCTAGACACAGCAAACATGGGTTTGCCAACAACCTTTGGCCGTGAACTTTCGGCAATTGCCCACGCCATGCACCGGCACAGCTCTATCGGGCCTGGGGACTTTTGCGAACTAAGAACGACACCACCGCCAGTTTTGGTTAGCACTGCACGGTTGACATGTTCAGCCAAAGCAAGTTCGCCACGGTGTCTTACTTTGCCTTCCACAATCATTTTTTGGATAAGGCCCGAATACTTGAGTAGTTCGCCGTAACCAATGACGCTACTTCGACGTTCCAAATGTTTCGGCAAATGCAAATGCAAGGCTGGCGTAATAACCAGACTGGTGGCCGTGTCTGCCATGACCCGTTCTACTTCTTCCCACATGGCGTCTTCGGTGTCCACCATAAATTCGACACACACATGGGCTTTGGATTCAAGCACTGATGACCTGACGCCTACAT